TCAGCCCGACTTACGCAACAGCGCAATGATGGTGCCGACGATAGCCAGGACAACCACGATACCGATGATGGTCGAACCCATATCGCCGGCCTGAGCCTTGCCGGAAGCGATATCGGCCTTCGCGGCGGTAACGTCGATCAGATCGGCTGCGGTCGCGGCATGCGAACCCAGGGCGCCCAGGCCCAGGAGGACCACATTGCGCGGAGCAGCACCGAACTTGGAACCGAACTTGCGAACAGCATTCATTGCTTTCATGTATTACCCCTTTGCTTTGCGAATGATAGAAGCTAAAGCCCCGACAATGAGGCCAACAACGAACAGCGAGATAACGGAGTTAAAACCGGTCCACCATCCCTCGCTGCTATACCCCGACAGCATGAACTCAATATAAGGTTCAGCCTCAGCAGGTAATAAGACACCCTGTTTCCACTCAACTTGCGAGCAAGATAGAAGCCCTTCCGGGTTTGTCGCCCAGGACTTGCACACTTGCACGGAAACAAGGTTTGACATTTATCAGCCCGCCGCTTGAGCAGTGGTTTTTTGCAGCGGTTTCACGCCGCAAATACGGTTACGCTGCATATTCCGGGGGTCCGGCTCGAACTCGAAGTTCACCGACGACAGCGGCTCAACGCGCTGGAACTGACTCACCGCTTCCGGCGCGATCGGCAAGTTCTGAGGCTCCAGGCCGAGGGCAAACTTGCGATCGGGGCGGGTCGATTGCGTGGCATCGACGGCGAAGTGCACGACAGCGATGTCGTAGGCGTTGCCGGTCTTTTTCGAAGTTCCGGCGTCGCGGGTCAGGCCGAGATAGACGAAGGGCATTAGGGTTTCCTCTTGCGGATATACGGGCGATTTGTGCGCCCTGGACTGTGCTGAGGGATTGCGCCCAGCAGCGGGTTTCTACGGGCCGTGACGAACGCACGGCGCACGCGTTGCGAGTCGGTACGGGTCGCCGACTCGGTGGCAAGCACGTGGCGCATAAGCCGGCTCAGTAGGTCCGGGGAGTCGATACCGGCATCGAGCAGCTCCAGCTCCAGGGCCGAGCGCAGAGACAGGTACGACTGGCGGTTGATCTCGATAGCCATCACGGCCACCCGAACACGTCGCCCAGGAACGGCGTGCCCTTTTCGTTGGAGATCGTGGACCAGACTTTTTCGGGCTTGCCGCCCTGCTCTTTGTGCTGCTCCAGGGCCTGGAGCGTGGCCGCGACCTGCTGTTGCAGAACGGTTTGGCTTACCGCCGCCATGGCACGCTGGCGAAGCTCAAGCGAGCGGCGTTCACTCGGCGAAAGACGCACACCCTGAAGGCTGTTAATCAAGGTCATGACCGAGCCCACACGCCCAGGACATGAATCAGGGTGACGGCACCGGCGAGCAGCGCGAGAACTTCGAGAGTCGGCGCAATCATGCCGCCACCAATTGCAGATGACCGACAGGCTTCCGGTACCAGCTCGGCGCGATCAGATCGAAAGTCTTAACCACCTCGCGAGCCTCACGAACGAAGACCAGCGAGTTACGGGTCACATCAAATGGCTGGCGGATATCAATGCCGATCCGATTCAAACGCGCAGCATGTTCTTTCACCTGGCGCTTATGAAAATCGAACTTGCCACCAGTTGCCCACTCCAGAGCATAAGAAGCAGTCGTCCGGGCGGCCTTCGGAGTGTCCACAACCTTTTCCAACAACAACTGATCGGAGATCGAAGCGAGGTCCATAGCAGTCACCTTTAAGCGGGAATCCAGGGCCAGGAATTCGTCATGCAGCGGCTCAAACCGGCGTTCATCGAAAAGGCCCCAATAGCGGAGGTTCAGGCGGGCAAGAAATTCGCTCTTTAGCTCTTGCTCAAAGCGCACCACGCCATGCTCCAGGCAGTAGTCACGCAGTTGTTCGGCATAGCGGCACTCTTCGGATTCAGGGCCGAACTCCCGACGCATCCGAGGCAACAAGTGCTGTTCAAGCTCAAAGGCCTTGTCATAGACCTTGAAGTAACGGAGCCGCGCACCCTTGTCGGCCCCCTTTGTCGTCCAACTCACAGTCCGACCGTTCGGGAAGAGAAACGGGATCAACCGGCCATAACGAACACTGGAAAGACCGCGCAAATAATCGAGCTGATTCCCCTTCCCTACCCCGACATTGCTAGTCAGGTGAATCATGGTGATCACCGCACCATCAGCCACCCAATCACCCGGCTTCGCGCCCGACGCACCGTCACGCAAGAAAATTTCACGGCAGCGTGTGAAGCCCGGAAGGCCACGCTCCGCAAGCAACCGGTTGTAAACAGCGATGCACTGCTCGATGCGGGTGTAACCCCAAAGATTGTCCCGGCGATTGATCCGGGATGGGTTGCCCTCAACCGTGACCTTGCGCCCCTGAACACTGATAGAAACCGTTGTGGAGTAACTGCCTTCGTGAGTTATGCGCGGCTGGCTTGTCGCCAGATGCTCACCAGTCAAGGCATCGACAGTCATGCGGAATACGTCACTCACGACCGGAAGGTCGTACGGAAACTCCTGAGTAACGCTTAACCAATCAATGAACATCGACCACCCCAGGCTGTCCTAGCACCCCTGTAACAACGTTACGTGTTACAGGCAGGGGGATTTATACCTCAGTAACTTGTAACAGCGCAACACGTGCCAGAATAACGCCCACCACTTGTGACAGGTAACGGTGCATGTCGAAGGCATATCGAGTACGCGACAAATTCGTCGACGAGGTGAAAGACCGCCGCGTGAAAATGATCATTGAGACCAAGGACGACGTCCGGGAATCGGACCTAATCAACGCGACGCTATGGAAGTACCTGGACAAGATCACGACTAAGGACGTGCTTGAATTCCGGGAAGAGTTCGGCTCAAAGGAGTGATCACGGAGTGCGGGATTCCGCACCGAAGTGGGGGTGTAACAGCACCCCCACCCCTCCGGGGCCAGTTCCGAGCCCCAAGAGCAATGTCTCCGACGGCCAGGGTTGCACCCTGGACGGCAAACAAGATCGTAGGGCGCTGCCCTACAACCCGCTCTTGCCGCCGAGGGCTCAGGAGGCAGGGACGGAAGAGCTGTCCCTCCCTCCCGAGCTGAGGCTGTTTCAGGGGGAGTCACGTCAAGTGTTCGCTTCGCCCGGCGCTCCGTTCGACGCGACAAGTCGCGACGAGCCGGTGCGGCGGCACCTGACGGGGATAGTTCGGAGGGATGGATAGCGGTACTGAATTCGCGTCCTGGACGAGCACCAGGACGCGCAAAAAGGTACCGAACTCACCGGCAGGCTCGACCAGGCCGGCGCAGATCTGGTCGCGACGAGGTACCAAATCAGCGCTGACGCAAGCCCGCACTGCGGCGCAGTTCGTTCAACATCTCTTCACCTGTCATGCGCGGCTTGCTCGATGCCGGAGCGGCGAGCAGATCGCCCTGAGCAGTCTTTTCCAGCAGCAGCGCAGCAGCCGAGCGAGCGCCCTCGATCACCTGGCTTGCCACTCGCAACCGCTCTTCCAACTCGGCAATCTGCCGGTCGCGATGCTCCAGCTTCAGCAGCAGCGGCAAATACTCCTCAGCAGCACGCAGCACAGCCTTGGAGCCAGTGTTCTGGCCAGTGCGGCTCTTCAGTCGCTCGGCCAAATCGTCGTCAAAGTCGGAAAGTTTGATCAGCAT